TTTTTAGCTGATGACTTTGCATGTTGCCAAGGATGTGCCATTACATTTTGTATGTTATATGATCAATAATCTCATATTTTGCTTCAGAATAACCTTCACCATATCCTTCACTTTGAGCATCTTCACGTAATTCTCTAACTCTTTCAAGTATCTCATCTTTTAACTCATCTGTTAATGTTTGAGTATCTAACTCATCTATTAACCAATTTTCAAAATCTTCCATTATTTCTTTTTTAAATATTCAATAACTCTTTCCCAGTAACTTCTAGCTTTCATTCTACCATCTCTAAATGGTGCTAAAGCATAAGTTGCTGTTGCAGATTTTAAAGATTCTTCTTTAGCTTTTTCAGAACCATGAAGTTTTACAGCATAATCATAAATTTCATCTGCTTTTTCTTTCTCACTCATCTTCTGTTTTATTTAATAAACTACCTTCATGAGTATAATCTTCTGTGTGAGTAATATTTATATGATTATTAATAATGTATTTTCCTGAAGGAACACATATACATAAATCTCCAAAACCACCTTCATTATTCCACCAGTCTTCTATATCATTAAGAATAGTTTCTTGTGCAAAGTCTTCAATTAAAGAATAAGCACTTGAATCTAGCTCTGCTAAATTTGTATCATTATCCCAACTATCTACTTCATCATCTACATCTTCTGGAGTAGCACACTTTACTCTAGTATATCCAATTCTTTCTATGGAACCGGAGTCTCCTCCACCATCATAATGTACTTTAACACCAGTAATACCAAGATCAGCCAACTTAAGAAGAAGGCCTGTCATTTCATTTTCTGTCATTAGTCTCTAGATTTATCTATCACAACATAAATAGTGTCAACTACTCTTCCTCCAGTGGATCCAGTAGCTTTATCACCAAACATGTTTCCAATAGGATCTTTATCTAATACTTGAACTTCATTTACAAAGAAATTAGTTTCACCTCTATTACTAAACCAGTTTTTACCAAATGTCTGATGATATTTGATTTTAACTTTCCATCCATAAGTAGCTGCAGAATCTAATGCTGCAATTGTCTTTGGATCATTTACATCATTATCTACTGAGAACTCAAATGGTTGAGCAGAGTTCATACCTGTTTGAGTAGTATTCAATGTTCCTTCCCATGAATCAAACACAAGTCCTTTCTGTGAGAACTTAGTTATCATTCCAATGCGTTCACCATTAGAATAGTTTTCTGTACATGAAGTCATTACCAAAGCTAATCCTAAGCTAAGGCTAATAAATTTAATTGTTTTCATAGTTATTTTGTTTTGTAAAATTTGCCCAAAATATTTTGGTTTAAATACATATCATTTTCTAAAACCTCTTCAACAAAAAGTGCTTTTGCTTCTTGATATGTTAATTCAGTTTGAGAGTAACATATTCTAAGTATCTCTCTTTTAATCATAACTCCTGCTTTGTGAGCTTCTTTCAAGGTCTTATTACTACTATAGTAGTTCATGAAGTCAGGTTTTAATTCTCTAGTATATTTCTTCAGTCTTTTATCTGTAGACATAGCCAGAGCTTTTTTACCCATAGGTCTCTTTATGTTTGCAAAAAAGTTCTTTTTACCAATATAGGCAACAGATTTTCCTTCTATTATAGCAGTCATAATGTAGATAAAACCTACAGCATTCTCAGGTATTGAATCCTGATTAAACTCTTTACCTTGATATTTCCAACTCATACTTTGCAAGTTTTAATTCTAATTCTGTATTGATTAAGTTTAATTCTAAATTTTCTGTATGTGAATGTTTTAATTGTTGTTGCAATTGATAAATTTCTATACCAGCCTTTAAACTTTCTTGTACAAGAGCCTCATAGTGATCATGTATAGTTTTCATAATGCTTGTTTTAGTAATGGAAACAATACTTCTTTAACTTTATCAATACCATGTATTTTTACAGAGTCTGATAAATCTTTCTCTAAAGGTAGAACTACATAATTAAAACCATACAAGTCTTTGTATTTCTTAGCAGCATTAATACCAGGCTCATCATTATCAAATAATAAAATAATCTTAGTATATTTTGCTTTTAAGTCTTTCAATACTGCAGAAGTAATCATTGTATTTTCACTGTCTGGAGCAATACATTCAATATTACCTATAGATAACTTAACAAAACTCATTAGATCCTTAAGAGAAGATGTAATCATAAGATACTTGCAATCATAAGTTAACTGTTCTAGACCTTGAATATAATTCTCAACTTTAATAAATTTTTTTTCAGTATTTTTTGGTGTGTATATTTTATATAAACTACCATCATTTCTGAAATAACCATAGGTATATGGATTATTAAAAGTAAATGAAACTATACTACCATCTAAATCTTCTTTAGACATAGTAAAGAACTTAAGAGGTACTACATTATATCTTTCTAGAATTTTAGACCCAATCTTATAACCAGACCAATATTTTTCATCTAAATTATTCCAGCTTCTCATTTCAAAATCAGTAACTTTATACTTATCATGTATTTTAAACTCAGGTAGTTTAACAAAACCATTTAAGTTTACATAATCCTCATAGTCTTTCATAATTTTAGCTACAGCCAGATGTCTAGGTAAATTAAACATAAGTTCTACTAACCTAATTTGATCTCCATTATAACCTGATGAAAAATCTTTAAACTTATAATATTTTGCTACAGCATCATAATAAATAAACATTGATGGTGCTTTGTCAGTAGAATTAAATGCTGACAACATTTTAATATTCTGACCAGATAGTCTTTCTTTTAGATTTAAATAATACTCAAATACCCATTCTCTTGGTAAGCAGTTTAAATCATTAACTATGTTTTTAGTTGAAATCATAATCTTGAGAATTAAAAAAGGGAGCCAGACATTACACCTGACTCCCTCGGACTATAACTATTAGTCTAAGCTAAAATCAGTAGAAGTTTTATTTGGGATTGATAAATCATCATCATCACCAAATTGTTTTACTTCTTTTACTTCTGTCTTTTTTAGATGTAATGCTTCAACATAAGTAACTATTTTAGAAGCATCTTTTCCAAATGCATACTTACCTTTATCAGCTTTAGGTAAATACATATCATAGTTTGTATAACCTGTTTTACCTACATACTCTTTACCTGCAATACAGAATTCAAGATAAATATCTTTGAATGGAGCAGTTTTGTTAAAAGCAGCAACAAAATCTTCAATTGTTTCATGCTCACCATCTTGTGCTTCAAACCAGTCACTAATTCCTAAATTGGTACATAATGTTTTCAAGAAAATCAATAAAGATTTATCTCTTTGAATTTTAATACCAGATTTAGTTTCACCATCTGAATAAGCATATTGACTTGCTTTAACTTTACCAATTTGACCAAGATAGTGTCCAGCTTCTGGATTTTCTTTGTCAATCATAAAACCTTCAAAGCTTTCAATAGGAGCTGTTTCTAAATGTAATAACAAGTGTTTTGCACCAGGTATGAATGAAAAATCTTCAAGCTCTAAGCTATTAATTTTTAATTTGTGATTTCCTGGAGAAATTGTTTTTGGTAGTCCACCACCACCTGCATTTAAATCTTTTGTACTTAATGACATTTTATTTTATTTTTAATTGTTTACAAATACTTTACTCCAATCTATTGTTAGAGTTCCGTTTACCATTTCACTAATAACTATTTCTTCATTTCTAAGATGTTCAGGTCTTGCCCCGCAAGTTACCTCATCATTAGTTTTAAAACTTAAAATAGTTTTATTTCCTTTTCTATACATGTAGCCAATTGCGTCAGCATTTGCACATATAAGAGATTTGATTTTACCAGTCAAATCAATGTTTGCTGCCATAACCATCTCACCTTTATCATCTACCACTTTGTCTTTAATATGACCTGATAAAATAATTGTGGGTGCTAAAGTATCAATAAAATCTAATACCTGAAAGAATGCTTGACGGATATATAAATATCCAGCACCCATAGCTAATGTAGTTACATTGTCACCTTCAAACTTAGACCCACCAGGAGTAGCCTTATACAATTTTACTGCAAGTGGCATAATCATATCTTCTAATGCAGTTACAGTATCAATAGTTACATACTTGTATGGTTTACCAGCTTCTCTAATGGCTTTACCAGCATCAAGTAATTCTTGTAAAGAATTTACTTTTATCTTCATAGCATCAACGTAATCAGTACCATTTTCTAAATCTATAATTAGATTATCATCAAGACCAGCATAAGCTGATGTTTTACCAGTCTTTGGCTTGGAATAAATCACAATTCTTTTTGGATTTACCAATTCTGCTTTTATTTTTTTTGTTGGAAGTACAAAACTCATAAGTTAGATTTTGCTTTAATTATTAATTCATTTAACTCAGGATTTTTACTAATAGGAGTTAAGAATAACATTGCTGCTAAATCTCTAAGAGTAATATCATTAAGTGTAGTATCCATAAGATCAGCACTTACATGTTTAACAGGAGCTACTGTTTCACTTACTTTAAAACTAGGTACATCAACCTCTTTAGGTTTTATATACTCTTTTTCAAAATCAGGAAATAATGAACTTTGTTCTTTTGGAATCTCTAACTGAGCTTTCTCTTTCATTTTTTCATACACTGCATAAGTAACCTCTGTACCATCTGTTAGTACAGCAGTTAATTCTGATACAGGAACTGTATACATAACATAAGGTTCACCTTTGCTTGTAGTTCCTTCTTTCAGTTCTAGTTCTTCAGCATAAAATGGGTTATATTTATACTTAAACAATTGTCTGTCTTCTGTAAAAGGTTTGATATCAATTAGTTTACCTGATTGATCATTTACATTGTCATAAAATTCAACATAAACATCTTCCCCTTTACCAATTTCAGACTCAAAGAACTGAACTTGTCTACCATATTTTCCTTTTTGGAAAAAGGCGGTTTTAATAACAAATTGAGGATCTGCTATACCCAATTTTAAGAATGTTGGAGTATGCTTAGCAAAAAACTCCTTTTCTTTTTCTTTTCTAATACTCATAGTTTTTACTTTAAATTGATATTTTTTTTGTTGCTTGAGCTGGTGTGTCTATTTCAACAATTCTCATAGTTGTTCTATCAAGTTTAAAGAAACTTATCCTTGTGGTACCATTTCTAGATTTTAAAAAGTGAAAGACAAGCATATCTTCATCATTAATTAAAAATCTTTCAGGACCATACTGTCTAATTTTTCTAATAGAAGGTTTATTAATACCCATTAAAACATCTGTATGTTGCAATAATCCATCCGACCCATATATATCAGAATCTAATACATAATTTCCATATTCACCATCTCTTTGTCTATCAGGAGAATCTATGTTTCTGTTTAATTGGCTTAAGACTATAAAAGCTATAGGATATTTTTTTTTCATCATAGTGAGAGCTTCTCCAAGGTAGTTTAGCATCTCAAATTTATCCTTTTGTCCTTTACCCAATTTAAACAAAGCTGAGTGATCAATAGCTACAAGCATGTTAGTATAAGTGCCGTCTTCTTTTTTATATTTTTCCATTTCATAATGGATTGTGGCACACATTTCATCTACTGTACATGCATCATAAACTACATTAATAATATCACTATTAAGTGACTTATTATAATAATCAACACATTTGTCATAAATACTCTTGTCAACAAGAATTCCACCCTTGCTCATTAATGTATTGTAATCAGAACCTGTATTCAGACTTAATTTTCTTACTCCACTGGTTTCATCAACCATTTCCATCTGGAACTTTAAAACTCTAAATTC